ACTAAAGATAAATTAGAGGGAAATACTGGTAAAGCCCAGCTACCATGTTTTTTAAAAGTACCTCTATGATTGGAAGGTATTTCAACAGATGGAGTAAACCAGTTTCCTTTATTATCAATAAATCTCATTTGATCTTGCATTCCTCCTGTCACATTAGCAATAAATGGAGTACCTGTTAGTAGTGATTCAGTCAATGATAATCCCCAACCTTCATTAGTTGATAATAAAACTGTACCATCAGCTATATTATACAGATAATTCATATGTTTAGAATCTAAACGTTGAGCTGAAATTAGAACATTATTCTTTCCTTCTTCACAAAAATACTCAATAACAGCAGGTAGATCTGTTCCGTTTTCATCTACTGGGTTAGTATGAAGTACTAAAACACATTTTTCAGCTTTTTCACGAGGTAAACCATCAGTGAATACTTTCCAAGCTAAAATTGTATCAGAGATATTTTTTCGTCTAACATTCCTTGAATTAAATAATAAAACAAAATCATATGACTTACCATTAAATAACTGTTGATTGAATGAATTTAACTCAATATCATCATTTTTAATAGGGTAAAATGTTTCAGGGTCAAGACCATGAGGAACATATTTAATAATTTTATTATCTGCTTTATTACCTAGTACAATTTGGTTAATAAGAGCAGTTTGTTTAGAGATACCAAACAGGGCATCACATGACTCATAAAATTCCTCATTGTATTGTGGGGCAGGAAAATCATCCCAAATGTTCAAATATACTATTGGTAATTTCTTTCTAAGTTCATTTTCCATTTCAAATACCCAAGTAAAGTATCTAGGATCAGTAATTAAAAAGATTGCGTCTGGGTTTTCTAATTCGATAATCTGGCGGAGTAAAATTGGATTACCGTATCCATCTGTTGGATAAATAATGACACTAGCATCTTCTACTCCAGTTTTATTACTAGTGTCTTGACTTAAATCCATTCTCTTACCTGCATCATGATGTTTAATGGCCCCTGCTAGTTGTACCCAATTATACCGATGGCAAGTATTGATAACCATTTCTCGGGCGATATGAGCCACTCCAGAATGTACTCTTATATCATCGGTTAAAAGAAGAATTTTCTTCCTTTCATCTTTTGGTAAATAACCTTTTATCATAATTTATGTTTTTGAATTGTTTTACGAAACTCGTCATTATTAATATATAAACTCATAGTTCGTTCTACAAGCTTTTGTATATTGAATTTATGTTTAAAACTAAGAATTTTAAACTCTTCTAATATATCTTTGTCAATATAAGCACTTGTTAATTTTTTGCCTTCATTTTTTAGCATAACATCATTTATTATACGTATATACCTTTTCCGCAAAGTTTAGTATTCTTTGAAAAAGGACAAAATCTACAGTTAGAAGGTGATGGTTTTGGATCAGGTGAAGGTTCTTGATGAAAACATTCTTTTATAAAAGAACTGAATGATTGTGATACTTTTTTCATTTTAATTTTACCTGACGAAGGAGAAAATTCTTGGATTCGACTTACATGGAATTTAGGATCAATAGGTAATTTTCTCTTTAAAATAAAGTATTTAACACTAATTTTATCCTCAGGAACTTTATATTGTTCAGAATAATATTTTTTATATAATACAACTTGAGATGGCTTGAGTTCATCCTTTTTTTCATAATCAGACCAACCTCTAGTACTTGTTTTAATATCAATGATTTCGTGGGTTTGGGTTGGTTCATGATATAAAACAATATCAAGATGACCTTGATATATTACAAAATCTATACTTGGGTCAGGAATAATATGAATAGGAACTTCACATCCTACAAGATGATAACCTCGTTTTGAGAAATATTTAGTTTTATTTTTCTTAAAATAATCTAAGATGTTTACTCCGTCTTCATAAAACTCACCCATTTCCTCTGCTGAGGAAAAATGTTTGTTATTATTTTTCTTGTATTTTTCTTTATATAACTCCCTATATCGGTTTTCAAACATCCCTATAATATCTTCCCTATCAGCCGCTGCTGTACTAACATTATACATTACTGTTAAATAATGTTGAATGGCTTCATGTATAGCAGTTCCAAATACATTATGGATATTATCTGTGAATACCTTATGTTTTTCTTTATACTGAAGATACCATCTTAGAGGGCAGGTCTTGTATATAGAAAACTGTGAATATGAAACTAATTTTTGATACCGCCAGTCAATTTCAGGAGCATGATATTCAACAATATGTTTTATCTCACTTGGTACTTTGTTTTTCTTTGCCAACTTTAGTTAGTTTTTTGATTTCTTTTTCATCTGCTCCTAATTCCTCTAATATTTCCTTTATAACCTCAGTGGGTAATATATTTAAATAATTATAAGCTTCTCTTAATGATACTTGATAATATAATGAAATATAATCTGCTAGACTGGATGAAGGACTTTCTGTTTGATCTTTAATGTATTTAGCAAATATACTCTTTTTAGGGAGTAATTCTCTATAAATTTCATACACTTGTTTTTTATCCTTAATGTCTAATCCTTGAATATAGTTTACAATCTCAACATACGGTTGATGCATACTTATGAAACGATGTATCATAAATGTGTTAAAACTATTCCAGGTTTCTTCATCAAATGAATCAGATGAGGATTTAACTACAGTTATTTCCTTCATCCAGTCAAACACAGATTTTGGTTGTTTCATTAATTGTTTTTAGTCAGATTTTTGTTATACTCAGTCATTTCTTCTCTCAGTTCCTTAGGAAGCATTTCAATTACTACTTCTCCTGTTTCAATGTCAAACATAACAGGGATTGGTAAAATAGCGTCTTCTTGTGAGCCTATTATAAATTTTGAAACTTTACGAAGGATAGCGCCTTCTTGAAATACACGTCTACCAGTTGATGACTCAATTGGAGTTGTGTTTGATAAATCAATGTTTGGTTGGGATTGTCCTGCTGGGGGGTTCATATGTAAAATTTAATTGGTTACTTTAATTCAATAATCTGGCTGATTAGAGCTGCTGTGTTAATTTCTTTATCAAGTGAGAAATTAGCTTTATATGAGGCTTCATTAACTAAAACCGCCACTGAGCCTTCTTTGTCTCTCAAATACTTAGAGGAATTATCATATAATGATTTAAATAGCTCAGTGTAATCAGAAATATCAGAATTTGCTAATATTTGTCTAATTGTATTGAATTTAGGTTTAGGTTGAGATAATTCCTCCAATATTAATTCAATGTAATTTTGATTTGATTTTAGATTAATATTAACTACTAACTTTCCTGTAGTACTACATTTTTGTAATGTATTAATAATTCGTCTTAAATCAGGATAACATTTTTTAACAATTTCAGCAACTCCCTCTAACTCATATTCAATACCTTCATTTTCTAATATACGGACAATATGTTGGGCAATTATCGTTTTAGATGGTGGAATAAGCGCGTATTCTGTAAGTCTACTACGAAGTGGATCAATTAGTCGCTCTGGATAATTTCCTGTTAAAATAAACCGAGTTTTAGCACTATATGTTTCAATCATATTTAATAGCAATACTTGACTGGCCATCAAAAGGTGAGTAGCTTCATCTAATATAACTATTTTAAGTGGTTTAAATGAAGCGCTGGATGCAAATCCTCCGATTTTTTCTCTAATAACATCCATAGATCTTTCATCTGTGGCGTTAATATAGAGTAAATCACAGTCAATACCTTTAGCTATTAATTTTGCCAATGTAGTTTTTCCTGAGCCTGCTTTTCCGAAGAATCCAAGATGAGGAATATCTTGTTTATCAATGTAAGCCTGAAAAATATTTTTAATTTCATCCGAGGCAATATAGTTGTCTAGAATGTCAGGCCTATATTTCTCGTTCCAAATAGTATGTTTGTGTTTCATAACGTAATTAAGATAATAAAACTTTTTGTGTTAGCCAAATTACATCATACCCATCATTGGATTGAAATCATCCTCTTTTTTAACATCAGGATCATTAGCTATTACTGATTCTGTTAATAGAATAGTACCAGCAATTGATGAAGCATTTTCTAGAGAATTTCTTGTCACTTTCATAGGATCAATAATACCAACCTCTCTCATATTAACAATAGCTTCAGTTTTTAAATCAAAACCAAACCAAGGTTCTAAACCTGCTATTCCTTTTTCACCAATCTGAGAGTCAATAGGATAAATTTCTCTATCTGAATAGCCCGCATTATTAAGAATTTGATAGAATGGTTTACCACATGCTGAATAAACTAGGCTTTTTCCTGTATTAAAGTCTGTACCATCAACTTTTTCCCATGATATATTTTCTCTTGCAAATAATAATGCAACACCACCTCCAGGAACAATACCTTCCTCAAGTGCTGCTTTTGTGGCATGTAAAGCATCATCTACTCGATCTTTTTTCTCTTTCATTTCAGTTTCAGTATTTCCACCAACATGAATAATAGAAACACCTCCTACAAATTTAGCTAAACGTTCTTGAAGTTTTTCAATTTCAAACGGCATATGAGAGGATTCAATTTGTGATTGGAGTTCCTCTACTCGTTGATTAATCAAATCCTCAGAACCTTTACCATCAATAATAGTAGTAGTTTCCTTAGTTACTGTTACTAGTCGTGATTGACCAAACCAATCCCAATTGAACTTGTCTAATTTCATTCCTTTATCTTTAGAATAAACCTGACCTCCAGTTAAAACAGCAATATCCTCTAATACTAATTTTCTTCTATCACCAAATTCAGGTGCTTTAACTGCTGCTATTTTTAATACACCGCGAGCTTTATTTACAATTAATGTAGCTAAAGCCTCACCTTCAATATCTTCAGCTATAATTAAAAGAGGACGGTTAGTATTAGATACACCTTCTAAAATAGGTAATAATTCTTTAACTTGAGTGAATTTAGCATCAGCAATCAAGATATATGGATTTTCTAAAGTACAAGCCATTGTGTTGTTGTTTGTAACAAAGAAATGTGACTTATATCCTCTATCAAATTGCATCCCTTCTACTGTCTCAAGGTATGTGTCTCCTGTTTTAGATTCTTCAATATGTACAACTCCATCTTTACCTACTTTTTCCATTGCAGTGGCAATTAATCGGCCTACTTCCTCATCATTATTTGCTGAGATGGTTGCAATTTGTTCAAGTTGTTTTTCAGAAGAGATATCTTCAGCAATTTGTTCACGCAGACCTTGGATTACCTGTTTTACTCCAGCATCAATCCCCCGCTTAATTTCAACAGCGTTTCCTCCTCTATTTACGTGTTCTAAACCTTGAATGACAATTTCTCTAGCTAATAATGTTGAAGTAGTTGTACCATCACCTGCATTATCAGCGGTTTTGATGGAGGCTTGTTTTAACATTTTAGCGCCCATGTTTTCAATAACATCTGGTAGTTCAACAGATTTTGCTACTGTTACACCATCTTTTGTACTTAGGATTTGTCCTTCCTTTTCATATACAACATTTCGACCATGAGGGCCTAATGTACATACAACTGTGTCTGCTAAGGTGTTAATACCCCTAACTAAACTTTCACGTGATTCGTGACCTAATTTAATAATTTTTGCCATATTTAGTTATTATTTATTTTACACAAAACACTATTTTCAGGACCGATCCAAAATTCTTCTCCTTCAAATTCAAATTTGGTGAATCCCATTGTTGGTAGAATTACTTTGTCTCCTGGTTTAACTACAGTTGGTATAAACCCAACTCCAGCAACTACCATTCCTGGTCCTACATTAATTACTTCAGCTATTTTGTTTTTTTCATTCCCTAAGTCAGGAACAACAATGTTGCCAAAAGTGGTTTCTTCAATTTCGATAGGTTTAACTATCAAAGCATTGTATAAAGCTTCTAATTTCATACTCCGATGTTTAAAATTTGTTTAAGATTATTATATTTATTATTGTATTCCTCTAAATATTCTTTAATAGAATCATATTGAGGTTTTAGATTTGCTTTAAGTTCTGATACTTTTTTCAAAGCACCTCCTAAAGCAGAATAGTGACCTATCATTTTATCTGTGGATTTTCCATTACTTGATAATTCAAGTACTGTGTAGCTATGTTCATCCTTAGAGATATAATAAGGTGAAATAGCAGGATCACTAATAATTGATACTTTTTTCTTCTCTCTTTTCTTTCTGTCCATAACAGGGGATTTATTTATAACGGGTTTAATTATATGTATGTTAGTATAATAGAAATAATTTGTAGATTAATTCTCCTAATTCTTGGGCTTCAACCATCATAAGTTTATTATTACGATTTTTTATTCTGCCCTCATAGTAATCATCATCTATTATCCAAAAATCAATCTTAATGTAAGCCACATTACTTATTTAATTAATTTTTCAAATTGACCTTTCCAGTAATTCATTAATGGTACACCAGCAAATAAGGTTGTAAAGATAATCATTAAAACCTGAACCCAGAAAGACTGACGGTCATAGATGTTACTACCTAACAGTAACACTGAGATATATGATATCATTAATGTAATATAGGTAAGTAGTAAAATTAGTGTTTTTCTCATATTATTTCTTTTTAAATTATTCATAATCTTAAAATTGATAATTTAAACCATAATATAATTCTAATACTGCATCTTGCTCCTCTGGAGTTAATGTATCAGCTAATTCAATCATTTGATCTACTAGATCATGATCTGCTTCTCCAAATTGTTCAATTTGCTGATTTGCTAATCGTTGCAATTGAATCACTTTTTCTACTTTTTCGATGTTTTTGATGTTCATAACCTGTTGTTTTAATTATACATAAATATAACAATAATACTCCATGTAGCCAAACTAGATGTCTGCTTTCTTTAAAATAAAGTATTCAGAAGTAACATCATCATACACAAACTCTAATCTCATTAATCCTTGAGTGTTAATTTTCATTGACATATGATTAAATGATTTGTTGGCATTTAATATGGTTTTAAATAAATCTGAATCAAATGTTAGTAGTTCAGAAATAATTATATGTGGTGTATTAGTTTCTAAGGGGATATCATATGTTATTTTATTTGAGTAGTCATTTTCACCTCCAAATATAAATTTTAAAATACTATTTCCATATAAATTTCTATCATCTTGAATACCCATAGTATTATCATTAGTAATAGAGTTTTTAGCTTTAATTAAATTATTGACATAATTTTTGTCTAGTTTTAATTCAATATCATATTTATCTGGTTCATTAACATCAGGAGTTGAAGGCGCCATCATAGGGTCAGTTAAAGCATAAGTGACATTAAATGTTTCATCTGAAATGTAAAGTTTAGTAAATACTTTTCCACTTTTAGATAAATTTAAATTAATGTTTTTATCCATAACTCCTATTAATTTACTTAATTGAGTTGTATTATATATAACAGCATTACTATTTTCTAACATAAAGGATGAACATTTAACTTCTCCTGCCATATCACGGTTTGGAGATATAAATCTGATAGATAATTGATGATCCTGGATGTTCCATTGTACTGCTTCACATAAACCACCTAAATGGTATTTTTCAATGATACTTTCTAATTTTATTCGTTCCATATTTAGTTAAAGTTAAAAAATTTTGATTGTATTGGATTTAAATTTAATTTCCATCCTAAGTCATTATAGATGGATTCTAGTTTATTCTTCATTACTGATTCAAAGATAATACCTCTATCAATATATTTTTCAATAAATTCTTGAATTTCTGGAGGATCATTATATCCATTACATCCCATGACATTCAGACAATATGGGTTTGGTTTTAGATAAGCTATATACATTTTATCTCCTATCCTAAATTCAGGATATTTTTTATTTAATTTTTTAAATCTTAAAAGATCATTATAAATAATAGCAGATCTGCTGTTAATAGGAGTACGAGGTAATAATTTAGAGAATATTTCTCCTGCTAATGGAGGTCGTTCAATATAATCTTCAATTTTTTTAACACCTGTAGGTTTAAGTAATTTATTGTAAGATATATTTGATAATGAAGTTTTAAATGTAATAACGTCTTTATCTATATCTGTTTTAGATTTATCAAACAGAATAGACTTTAATATGTTTTCACCAAATTCCCTAAAATAAGGCGGGAAATTAGATTTCATGATATCTAGTCCCATCATCACAATATCATCTTTTCTTATACCTTCCTGATCTACTAAATATTGAGCATATCTTCTTTTACCAGCCCAATAAGCTTTTTTAATTATATACTCAGGTTTTAAATCAAAGAAATGATCGTCTGAGTTTAAGAGATTTTTCGCTAAAACTGATTGGTATTTATTTAGTTTATCTCCTATATCCTGTTGGTATTGTTTAGTAATAGGTAGTACTTCTTCGGTATTTGTTAAATCTATATCAGGATGATTTTTCTTTATGATGGGTTCTATGGTTATAAAGAGACTATCTGTATCACTCGCTACTATATATTTATTCAAATTTTGGATGTCAAATTTCATGGGATAATATATTTTTTATATTATTAAAATTAATATATGAAATTCTGATTAAAGGGATATTATTTTCTTTGCAGAATTTATTTTTTATTTGATCATTTTCTTGTGTTTTCTTTAAACTTATATCACCTCCGAAAAAATCTACTGATTTTGAATGTAATTCACCATCATATTCTATACAGAGATTTTTAGATGGGATAAAAAAATCAAAAGGCAACATTCGTTTATTCTTACATCCAGGAAATGTTTTTTGGGTTTTATATGTTATGTTATTTTCTATAAGAAATTTTTCGATTTCATTTTCCCCTTTACTTTGTTTACATTTCGGGCATCTCTGACCCGATATGTGATTTGATATTTGTTGAGTAAACCAACCATGTTTGGAGCATTTTATTTCAAAATTACCATCAAAATAACCTTTATATGTTTCCCAATTATATTCATACCCGGTATTTAGGTTGTTTATTTGTTTCCTTAAACTAGGTATGGTGCGTTTTTTTCTTCCACATGGGTTACATTTAGGACAGCCTTGTTTTTTATGGATATGATTGGACCAAGAGTTATTAAAAATATGTTTACATGTTTTACATATTATATCATAATTATCTGTAAATTTTATATTAGTTACTAAGGAATAATCATATTTATAATCATGAATTTTATTAGCTCTGTTTATTTTTTCCTCATATGAATGATTAAAACCTTTGCATTTAGGACACCCTGATTTCTTTATTATATGATTGTCTAATGTAACATTCCAAACCCCATGTTCAGAGCATATTATATTATATTTATTCATCACCCCTGTATATGATGTAATCAATGAATAATCATATTTATAATCATGGATTTTATTAGCTTTATCTATTATAATTTCTAATTTAAGTTTTGATGGCATAGTTCCGTATTTTGAGTTTAAATGCTTTATACGGTTATATATATTACGTGATATAATCTTTTTCAATCATCTCGTTGGCATACTTAATAGTTTCCATAATAAATCTTTGTCCTGTTGTAGTAATTGATGATGAACATATTTTATAACCGTCAGTAAAACGCCATGAATTAATAGCAAATGTACCATAAACACTATTAAGTAGAATTTTTATGCTATGTTGTTTCCGTTCATATAATTGTCCTGTTTCTTTGTCCCCGGTTTTATAAGCTTGTTTCATTAAGAATTTATATTCTTTCCTTAACTCAAACCAATCAGATAAAATCTCTGCTACTATGCTTTTTTTATCAGAATCATATATTGTTCCATTTGCTGATATAATATATTTGTTTTCTTTTATCAGATTAAATAGTTTTTTAACTGTTGTTTTCCCCTCTGTTATTGTATATGTTTTTTTATTAAACCTCTCAATAGTAAGAATTTCATCAGGATTCATCTCTTGTAACTCTATTAAGCTACACCAGGTATTATAATTTTG